GCTCAAGTGCTGCAGGGGTATAAGACGGTCACTACTGATAGTGACGATGAAGCCGTGCAGGGCACGATGGTCAACCGTGGAAATGTAGTAGATACGGTGAGCTTTGAAAATGCACATTGGGAAAGCAAATTTGTGGCAAGAATGGAGGAGGGATACTACAGTCAAGCAGGGCAGTGGAAGCCGTGCGTGGCCATACCGTATGCAGTTCTTGCAGGTGGAATAGGAGTAGATGCAGGTAAGATGTTGGATACACTCACGATATCAGGGGTCAGAGGCACAATACCTGTTAGAGGATATCATGGACCTGATAGCAGTGAAATGTGGCTGTATCCGCAAGAAGGTGGCTATGTAGTAAGGATTGAAGAGGGATACTATCATAAAGCTGGTCAGTGGAAACCGTATGTCATAGTACCAACGTCACTTGCAAAATCAGCAGTTAACTATCATCCAGAGTCAACTCTCAGTGACACTACAACATGTGGTGAAACTGGCAGAATAAAAATGGTAGATACTAAGCTTAATAACTACACTAATAATCAGGCACGAAATATTGGCATAGACAGTGGTAGGGGAAAGTTGTGGATGGAAATGGGGCATGGCAATGCCTATTATTACAGAGATGATAATGTGCCACACGTTGAAACTGATGCATCAAAGTTCGGTACTGCAGGAGCTGACAGTGTTTTGCAATGGCAGACTGCCTCTTCACAGCACGGAATCAATTTCCAAGGTACAATCCCAAGATGGATATGCGGTACAGGTGACGTTATCAGTGCTGTAGATAATTCTGGTTTTGCCTGGGATGATACTACTGGGGCTAATAGAGGTCGAGGAATAGTTACAAAGATACCAAATGGACATTTTATTCAGGGAGCAAACTATGTGTTCTTACCAGCACCTTATGTACTATCCGAAAACATTCGTGAGGGTGTAAATATGTTCGGTGTACCTGGAGGACTTCCTGACTATAGAATCGGTAGACCGGTTTTTGACGGTGCCACTTTCAATGCATTGTATGTAGGGGGAGTGGCGAATAAGGATTTTCCAGAGGCAGGAATATATCGTGATAGGACATCATCTGCAAGCAACTACTCAAGGTATGCAGGCGGAACAACTATAAATGTTTCAGCAGGAAGTAATTTTCATCTTTGGTCTAGCGGACAATATGTTGGATTCGTTCTTGACAGAGCAATATTATTTACATTTTTTAGGTGGCTAAAAATAACGTATAAACTAGATGTAAGAATGAATACAGGTAGCTACAATAGAAAGGCTGGAGTTGATGTATATGTACACTTATATGATGCGGCAAATAGAAGCAGTCTAATTGGTGGAATGCATAAAATGCACAGTTCATCTGAAAATGCAGGTAGTACATACAATGGAGATACATATGAGATGATTATCGATACAGCTAGCATAAATAAGGATGCATTTGTTGCATTATGTGCAAGTGCATATAGCGATTATAATATGTCAAGTGCGATAGGCAGTGTAACATTTACAAAGATAGAATTAATAAATTAAAAAGAGGTGAAGAATGAGTAAATTGATTTTAAAGGACAAGACGGAGATAGAGCTTAGTACGTACTATGGAGACACTTTTGTCACGGTAATTGACACTTTTGCAAAGCTTGATGAATTGAAAGATAAGCTTACAGATGCAAATACTGTAATCATGACAGTTCAGGATGATACAGGGGAGCAGTCTATAACAGGTCTTAAATTGCAAGGAATCACAATTAACTTTATCAAGGATGCAATGGGGGCAATCGTTCAAATGCAGGCTTTATTGATGTTCAGGTCTATGGACAAGACAGAACAGCTGGAGGCTACCTTAACAGGTCGTATAGATGTCTTGTCAAACATGTTGGTTGAACTGATGAATTCAGAAGAGGAGGAAGAAGGAAATGAGTAAGAAGAAAATAAAGGTGTATATAAGGTTCTATGCCTCACGAATTAAATACGGCCTTATGACACTTGATGAAGTGCCGGAGAAGTACAGAGAAGCCGTTGAGGAGTTTATGAAGACGGATGAGTACTTGATGATGTAGCTTGATAACTAAAAAAGCAGTATTGATAACAAAAAAGGATATTTTGATAACAGAAAGAGGGAGATAATCCCTCTTTTTATATTATGCTGAAGAAATTATTTTTCTGAAAGGAAGGAGATTACTAAAATGGATAGTTCATTTATAGCAGGGAAGGTGCTGTTAAGAGGTAATTATAGTCAATATACAGTGAATGGAAAAGGCTACTTTGTAAAGGAAGGGGCATACAGCAAAGTACCACATGCCGGAGATATAATATATTTCTATAGCAAGGAAAAAGGCCGTGTTGCTCATGTTGGTATAGTTGAAGATGTAAAGAAGATTGGAGATACATATATCATACATACAATTGAAGGCAATACCTCTGCGATTGCATTTGAGAGAAACGGTGGCGGAGTGGCAAGAAAGGAGTACCGCTTTAAGGTCGGTGAAGTTGGTGGTACAAATAGGATAAATGGATTCGGCACACCACTTTTTAACAGTGGTACTTGTACAGCTGAAGAGCTTATAGAGGTTGCAAGGAAAGAGATAGGGTATCTCGAGAAGGCAAGTAATGCAAAGCTTGAGGAAAAGACAGCGAATGCAGGTATGTCTAATTACACAAAATATGGCGAGTGGTATAGTGGCAACGGCAACTATTGGTGTCAACAGTTTGTGAGTTGGTGTGCGTACATGGCATGTAAGCTACATAAAAAGAACACCTTTACAGGCTGGGTGAAATTTGATGGTAAGTGGATGTATGAGATTGATGGAGTAGTGCAAAAAGATAAGTGGCTTCACATTGACGACAGATGGTATGTAGTCAACGGTGAAGGCTATATGACTAAAGGATGGTTTAAATCCGGAGATGATTGGTACTATCTCAATGATACAGACGGGGCTATGCTCAGTGGTCAATGGATAGATGTAGATGGAATGTCTTTTTATCTTACAAAATCAGGAGTTATGGCAATCAATGCATATATAAAAGCTGATGGTAAGGATCTGTATTATTGGGTTGATTCAGAGGGGAAATATCAGAAAGAATATGATACATCTAAGCCTGATTTGAAAAATTACGATTTAGCAGAGTAGGAATGATTAGAAAGGAAGGTTAAAATGAGAGCAAATATATTATATTCATTAGTAGGTGCAGTAGGAGGATTTGTAGCAATGGTCTTTGGGGGATGGAGTGATGCACTTATCACTCTTATTGTTTTCATGGCGTTGGATTATGTAACTGGTTTGATTGTCGCAGGTATTTTTAAGAAGAGCAAGAAGTCAGAGAATGGTGCTTTGGAATCACGTGCAGGATTCAAGGGACTATGCCGAAAAGGTGTTGCACTAATGATTGTACTTGTGGCAGTAAGGCTTGATATAATCATGCATACAACATACATAAAAGATGCAGTTATAATTGCATTTGTAGCAAATGAAAGTATTTCTATAATCGAGAATGCCGGATTAATGGGAATCCCAGTTCCTGGTATAATTGCTAGAGCAATAGACGTTTTAAGAAATGATTCTGAAAAAGCTAATAGTAATCAGGTTTAAGAATTAATACAGTAGATATATGCCGTACAATCAATCTATAGCCACAGGCAGGCTTTTAAATTAAATATTCAACTAAATCTATATCAAATAACATTAAATGCGATATTGATTAAAATAAGAGAAAACTTTTATTTAAGAGTTTTATGTGGAACCGCCTCCTATGAATATATGGGAGGCTCTTTTTTATTGCAAAAATTACGCTTAAATGACCATATATATTATATCTATTATCTATTATCTAATCTCTAATCTCTGGTAAAGAAACCTAACAAGAAATCTTGTTAGAAATCTAACATGAAACCTAACAAAACATTTTTGATGAAATAGCCCCAAACCCTTATATTTACTACATTTCAGGACAATAGAAGCAACAAATATAATTATATCAAATTAAATTGAACATCTAATACATTGACCCAAATGACCCGACTTTTG